GTGCCAACGCATCCTCGTGCTTGTGTGTCTGTTGTGGATGGTCTCGTTGTTAATCGCATCACAGTATAGTCGGACTGTGGCGAAACACGATAAGCGTTCCATCGTGACGCAACCATCGTCTTCGAGCGAAACTCTTCTCGGTGTGATAAGTATCATTGGCATATGTGTCGGTGGTTGCATTTGGGCTTTGTCACGCCGAAAAGAAAACCGCCGCGCCATGTACGAACAATGGCGCGACGCGCGAATCGATGAGCCCGGCTCAGAGCGTTCGATTCCTGGTTCAATGTGGGTGCGTCTGACTGAAGAGGACGTGCTCCCACCAGTTGAAGTCGAAGCTATGCCGACGCACGAACCGCGCGGAACGCTCAAAATCACCGTGGATGGTATGCAGATGACGCCCAAACAGGCGTTTGATGCACTGCGGGGTACTCGTCCTGGACGCAACATGTTGTATCCGCTGATTATGGCGGCTCCATTGTACGGTCCAGCCAAGACGGAATGTAACCTATTGTTCGCAGCTTATGCTCGAATTCATGCAGAACCAGCAAGTACGGCCAACGAAGAAACTCTCAATCGAAATTGGAGGTTGGTACAGTACCTGTATGAGCAGATCATCCCGGAGGGCGTGTTGAAGCCTCACACTATCGCTGAGTGCGCTAGCGCTTGGGCTAAAACGAAAGCCGAGATTTTCTTACATAAGGCAAACGATTTGCAACAAGGTCGTCATCGTGACATAAAAGCAGCGGGAACGTGGTGGTTTTCGCGAAAAGAGCTAAATGTTAAGACGAACGAGACCATTGGACGCAAAATGCCGTATGTGATTAAACCACGATCGATTGTCGTCATGGACGTATTCGATCACGTCCTCAATTCGCCCTGGGCTCGGGCGACTGCGGACGCGATGCACGAAATGTTTTCTGGCCAATGGTATTCTTATTCCGTTGGTTCTGGACCGCATGCGATACGCGTCAGCGTACGCTTGTGGTTCGGTTCAGGATTGACCGGTGCGCAATTGGGTGAAATCGGACGCGCGATAGCGAATGGCGATAATGTCATTGCGGTCGCTGGGGACGATATCATTATGCGCATCGGTTCCAAAATCTTGGAGGGGGACCTCAGTGCGTGTGATCAATCTCACACGCTTCCGTGTATTGTGG